GGCAATTTCCAACACTTTATGACCGTACTTCATGTTACGAAGTCCTTCATAAATTGCTTTGGGATATGCATTTGGAGCACTAGGCTGAGCAACAATATCTACAGTGACTATTTCAAAGTCACTGACCCGTCCGTTGCCGTCGTTCACGTTGCCGGAACCACGACTCGAAACACCAAGTTTCACACCCGAATCCAGCATGGTTTTTACCAACTGGCCCATGGGTGTGGGTAATATTCTCAATTTACCATAACCGGCAGGTCCATCCATCCACATTTTGTCAATGCAATGGCTAACTCTGTCAAGATTGATTTTCAAATCTTCTGGGTGATCTACTTCACCCAGTACAGAGTAACCGTCATGCACTTGTTTGTTGACAGAATCAACTGCTCTAGAAATTTCTTCCACAGGATACACACGTTCGTTGGCGTTTTTTACTCCGCCTTCGATGCATACCCCTTCCATGTACAGGGTTTTACCTTCATCTTCGACCAAGACGCGAATCTTGGCCTGATTGAAGTTGAGATGTTCCTGTAAGTAACGCATTGTCAATTAGCCTCTACGTCCACCAGGCAATGGGCTCTTGGTGTTTACACCAGTGGCTTGTGCTGTGTGCGGCTTGGTAGCTGGCTTGGGAGACTGAGTAGACTGGCTTGGGCTGTTGCCAACTTTACCAATCATGTCTTTGGCTGTGGGTGCTGTGCGACCTTGTGCAGTGTCACCAGTCATACGCACAGGCTTGCTGGCCATACCAGCTGCACCACTGTTGAACGCAACAGGACCTGATTTGCCGTTGCCTTCTTCTTGAGTGGTTGTTTTAGGGTGAACTTGCTTGAGGGTGATGTTTTCCATCATGCCTTCAGTTTCAAATTCATCGTCGTCCATGGCACCCATGTCGTCAGAACCCATCATGTCAGCTGAATCGCCGTCTTGACCACCCATCATGTTTTCAAACTCAGCCATCAACTGGTCCAGTTTGTCTTCGAGATTCATGACATCGTCTTTGCTAGCAGGCTCGTCTCCGCCCATATCGCTGCCCATGTCGTCTCCGCTCATGTCGCTATCCATGTCGTCTCCGCCCATGTCCATTTCTTCGTCGTCTTCACCTTCTTGCATGCCCGATTCTTCAGCTTCAACATCGTCGATTAGGTCGGCAGTTTGGCTTCCGCCCATGTCGTGACCTTCGTCCATGTCTGTGTCAACTTCGTCGGGTGTCAGACCCATGGCGTTTTCGCCTTCGTCAAGATCTTCCTCTTGCATGAGATTTTCATAAATCTGGCGGCTCTTTTCCACAACGATTTGGTGGAAAAGTTCTTTGGCTTTGGCGTCTTCATCATTGATGACATATTCGATCAGTTGTTCGAAACGATTTTTACTCATTTAAATAGCTCCTGTTAAGATATTCGGTAATTTTGCCACCCGGCAAAATGTATACCTATATTTACAATCTTGGAGAAAAATATGCTGTTTATGACAGTTTTTTTGTCAATTAAGACAGCTTTATTACGCTGGAGGAGCAGCAGGAGGTGCGTATTGAGTTCTGATGTCTTTGAGCTTCTCATTGTACTCAAAGGTTCGGGTGTCATTCATTTTTCGCAGTTTGTTCAACTGCTTGAGAGTGAGCTTGGTTTTTCTAAGTTGCCCAATATGAGGTTGGGTGTTGTCTGCTGCAACATCCTGATAGGCAGCAGGGGACTTGTGATAAAGCTCATTGAGAATCATACAGATATTTATGCTGCTGGCGGAACTGCTGCGCCTGCACCAGGAGGCTGTGCTGCTGGAGTGGTGCCAATGGTGCCGCCGGCTGCTGCTGCACCTTCTGCACCTTGTGGTGTGATGTTGGCCATTTCCTGACCCATGGCAACGTCGCTTTCAATGCCTGCTGGGGTAATGCCCACTGCACGTAGATCTTGACCGCCTGTGGTTTCCAGTTCAGGTGTGGCACGTTCTTCTTTCCACATCTTGTCATTTTTCTGTATCTCGTCCTGTGACAAGCCCAGAAAGCGTTCCAGCATGAATCTCTTGCTCATGTAGGGCAAGGGTTCCAGGCTGGCAAATGCTGTGATTCTTGTGTTGTCCAGTTCGCTTTGACGATAGCTGGCAAAGTTCTGCGGCGGATTAAACTTGATCTGGAACAGGCCAGCATCAATATTGAAGCCTCTCCAGCGCATGAACATCTTGAATTCATCATCCAGTTTCTGCATGATCAAGGCCTGTAGTCGCTCGCAATACTGATTGAATCTGTACTCTTGTATCAGGGCTGTGCCTATTTTGCCGTCCTGCATGGTACGATCTGAGTCATCTGGACCAGTGGGTAGATAGCTTGAAGGCACACGCAGACCACGGGCCATCTTGTTGTTGAAGTATTTTAAATCGTCGATTTCGCCAAGATTTTGTCCTCCGGGCAAGGTAGTAACATCGCTTCCGCGGCCGTTTTCGCCCACTGGAAAGAAGAAATCTTCGTTGATACTCAGCGGATTATAGCTGCTATCCATGATGTTTTGGCCGCCGCCGCCGTATGTGGGAACACGTCTTTGATGCATTTCATTCTTCACACGTTCCACAAACTGCATGGCCATGTGGCTGGGCATGTTGCCCACGTCAATCTTGAATATTCTGCGCTCGGGCGCACGTTGCACACGATAGATCAACATGGCGTCTTCCAGCAGTTCTTTCTGCTTGAATACCTTGAAGATGTTTTCCAGGATTGATTTACCAAAAGGCCAGAACACATCCAGGCCTTCATTCAGACTCATGTGCACCACGTGCTTGGCATCAATACAGGTTTCGTTTACAGCACGGCTAAATCTAGAAGCACCACTCAGTGCCGAGTTTGGTGCTGTGTAACCACCGCCTTGCATGGCAGGACCACCTGATCCACCGCCGCCTGAAGAAGGGTTGACCATGAAGTCTGTGGTGGTTTTGGCTGCCACAGTTAGGTTCTGAAAGTTGGGATTGATGTCACGAATAATGTACTGTTCAGGTCTCTTGCCTTCATTTTCGTTCACAATCACACGCACTACCTTGCTCATGTCCACCCACATCATTTCAAATGTTTCTGGGTCACGAACAAATATCTGATCACCGTATTTGAGAGTGTTGCGGAACAGTTTGAAGATGCGTTGATCCAGTCGGTTCAGTTTGACCCACTGTTGCAGTTGCTTGCGAATAATTTCTATTTCGTGATCTGTGGGATCATCGTTGTAGGTCACTTCAAACGGAGTGTCGTTTTGTTCGTTCAACTGAGTACTAAACTCAGAGATAATATCTAAACATGCATTGACTTCCGAATCTGAATCCATGTTTTCGTACTGATTGTAACGTTCAATTCGGTTGGGATGGCCTGAATACACTTCGGGCAGTCGGCTGGCATAGTTACGGAAACTAAAATCAGTTTCCGAAGAATTACTAGTGCGGCCATCATTTTTGGGATAGCCCGGCAGGCCCTGTTCCTTGTTGCCAGAGATAGGGCTCATCTGTCCAGAAAGATCAGCGACTTTGAAATACTTACGCCATGTCATTTAGAAATCCATTCTTGATTGCATCACACGTTGAATCACAACGTAGTGTATTATTTACCGCTATTGTCTTGCAGCCTGAACTAACTTGCCACCCTGGGCCAGGCTCTTTCTGCTGAGATCAACCAGTTCGTCCAGGCTGTTCTGCTGTAGTGTAGCACGTTTGATCAGCTCATTCATGCTGGTGATCAACATGCCCGAATCAGTGGTGGTGGCTGCTGCTGTTGTGGCTGCAGGTCCTGTAGGAGTAGTATCACCCACAGGTGCTGGCATTGTAGAATTAGGCCCTGTATACTGACTGTTCCCTAGCTTGTTTTTTTCAATTATGCTGGCCATAAAAGAACTGGTATCAACTTGTGATTTTGTTGGCGTGGCTGCTTGATTAGCTCTTTGAGCTTTTTCAAGTATACTTGCCATGATCCCAGGATCAGCTCCTTCTCGAGCAAGTTTTGCTGGATCATTGAGTTGTTCAAACGATTTTATGTATCCCGACAACATATCTGCTGGTTTATTGAATTTGTTAATTGTTCCTTGATTTTGTTTGATTATTTCTGGATCAATTATGTTGCCTTGTGATCCAACTCCTGGTGCAGTGCTACCGCGTCCGGGAGTATTTCTTATTCCAGTTTTGTCTCCTGTGCCGGGCAATCGTGTTACACCTGCTTGCAGAACACTAGTAAACTTTTCTAGAGCAATAGTTGCTGGACGGACCCCAACTTGTACCATGCTGTTCATGCCACGAGTAATTTCTGCTTGGCTTTGACGTATAGATACTTGATTGGCAACCGAAGCTTCGGTCGCTGTGGTCATCTTTTTTTGTTCAGCTTCTGCAGCAGCTCGTCTTTCTTCAGCAGTACCCTTGAGATTTTCAGCTGCTATCATTTCACTAACCGGCAATAGTATAGTATTGCCAGCTGCTTTGATAGTT